AGCCAGGATGGGCGCAATACAAATACAAAGATAAGTTCAGGGTTTGGCCTACTTATGAACAGCAACGTGAGGCTGGTTATTATGCAATAGTGACACAAGAAGTAAAAGATTACATAACTCATACAATCATTAAGGCGGCAAAGGATGCTCAACGAAATTCTCGACAGGTTGGATAAGGTAAAGAAGGCAGGTAAAAATTATGTGGCATGTTGCCCAGTACACCAAGATAACAACCCGTCAATGTCAATCAGCGAGCAAGGCACTAGGATATTAATCTACTGCCATGCTTGCGGGGCCAAGGGTAGTGAAGTAGTCCAGGCAGTAGGTCTGAGTGAGTCGGCATTGTTTAATGATGAACCACAAAAGACGGGCGGAAACAGTTATTTTTCTAAGGATCAACGCGAACAAGCCCTAGAAGATGCGTATTTCATATCGATATACGATAATGAATTGAGCAAGGGGCACCAGCCAAGCCGCGAAGAATACCGCCGGTACAAGCTAAGTCAGCAACGGGTCAAAGTTTTAGGGGAAGTGAATGCAAGTTATCAGTAAAGAACGATTAGCCACCGAATGTGTACGCATGACCATCCAGAATCAAGAAGGTCTGGACAACATGATGCACATGCTAGGGCAGATCGAGTTAGAGTTTCCCATTGACGTTCAGATAGAGAAGCACAAGAAGAAACGCACCGCTACCCAGAACAACACCGCAAACAAGTGGTATCGTGATTGTGAGAAGCAGGGCGATATGAAAGCGTGGGAGTATCGGGCGTACTGTAAACTGCATTTTGGAATCCCTATTCTTAGGCGTGACAGCGAGAAGTTCAAAGCTGTGTATGATCGAGACGTGAAGCCTTACACTTACGAGCAAAAGTTATCGTTCATGGTGGAGCCTTTTAACTTTGAGGTCACAAACTTGATGAACGTGAAACAACATAGTGAGTTCCTGGATATGGTCGAGCATCATCTACGGGAGCAGGGATTTGAATTAACACAAGTAAGTAAATAAAGGAGTGCACATGAATAAAGAAATTGACCCTAATAAACTTTGGGATATCCTCGATGAAGATGCAGATTACAAGAAAGCTGTTGAAGCATCTGCGGATTTAGATTTAATAATAAAAAGAATCATTAGGTACTATAAGGAATTTAATGTTTTTGATAGCCCAGATCTTGTTTCTGAATTATCTTTAGGTCTTGGGCATTTAATTAAGTCTTCGAAATTTATAGAAGAATACGTGGAAGACATTGTAGAAGATCGACGCGCCCAACATCATTTAGATAATTATGATCCAACGGAAGAAGAAATAGAGTCTATGATTAAGCCAAGAAAATGACATGGCCAAGAAATGTAAAGTCTGCGGGGAAAAGTTCACGCCAACTTTCACAAGTTTCCAGAAAACGTGTAATGCGACTCAATGCCTTATCGCGTTTGGAAAGACAGAAAGAACTAGAATCAACCGCAAAGAAACCAAAGAGTCCAAGCGAGACAGATCCTATTGGATGAGACGGTGCCAAACCGAGTTCAATAAATACATTAGGAACCGAGACAAGAAAGATCCTTGCATATCATGCAACCGTCATCACGATGGGCAGTACCATGCCGGTCACTACAAGACAGTTGGCGGTCATCCTGCGCTACGATTCTGCGAGGACAATTGCCACAAACAATGCTCAGTCTGCAATAACTACAAGTCTGGTAATTTATCAGAATATCGGTCAAACTTGTTGATAAAGATAGGGTTAGAGCGGGTTGAGTGGCTCGAAGGGCCGCATGATCCAGTCAAATATACCATTGAGGATCTGCAAGAGATGCTATCCAAGTATCAATCACTGAATAAGAAATGGGTACAGTCTCCACGCTAGACCGTAATGCTGAACAGGTGCGGGATGTTCTCCGTAGCCTGTTGGAGCAGTGTGAGGCTGGCAACATATGTGGCGCCGTCATAGTGACCGAACACCTCGACGGGTTTGACTTGGACATGCCTGGAACCTTCTCAACAGATCCCGATTCAATAGCTTCAATCACTGGCCGGTTGCAAATGGCCGCGCATTCGTTCTACCAGATGAGCTGGGAATATGACGACGAAGTATAAGACCACGACCGAGCACTTGGATTTCTGCAACACTGAGTACCAGCGTCAGATAATCGAAATGACTTTGAGCGGGATGAATCAGACTGAGATTGCTAGAGAGCTAGGCAAAGATCCCAGAAGAATCCATAAATCACTTGCGGTTGTTCATAGACGAGCAGCACTTCAAGGTGTAGCACCAGCTTATAATGTAAACCGCCAGACAGTACCAGGATTTACCACTAAGCGAGTCAGTACCGCCTACAATATGGATGGCGATATTGTCCTGCAATGGCATATCCAAGAACCAGAACGCCAGAAGATAGAAGAATTAATCGCTCAATTTGTGGAGGGATTCAAAGATGAAGTCTCGGGAATACACACTCCCATTAACGCGCCCACAGGCATTGATGACGATTATATGGTTAGCTATATTATTGGCGATCATCATTTGGGGATGCTTGCTCACCACACTGAGACGATGGGCGAGGACTATGATGTCAAGATTTCGCAACGACTCTTAGAAAATGCAGTTGATCGGCTGGTCAGTGTAGCGCCAGCGGGTAAGGTCGGAGTGCTAGTGAATCTTGGCGACTTCATGCACGTCAACGACAGCACCAGCTCAACGCCTAATAGCAAGAATCTCCTAGACTCTGACGGCCGATACTCCAAGACCATTCGGGCTGCCAGTAATGTCATAAAGCGTACGGTTTTACGAATGCTTGAGAAACATGCCGAGGTCTGGCTTGTGAATGTTCGAGGTAATCACGATCCAGATGCTGCGTTGTGGCTCAATGAAGTTATGCGTCTGTACTTTGAGGACGATCCGCGTGTTCACGTTTTCGATAACGCCTCTAAGTTTATATGGTGGCAATGGGGCAAGAATCTGGTAGTGACCCATCACGGTGATCGGATTAAAATGTCCAATCTACACGGGTCAATCGTGTCTAATCTCAGGAAAGAATGGGGCGAAGCGGAGCACACTTTCGTATGGACAGGCCACATACATCACAAGAATCAGGAAGAATATGGCGGCGCATTGTTCGAGTCTTGGAACATCCTCGCACCCGCAGATGCTTGGCACGCTGGCTCTGGCTATGCCAGTTCTCGAAGTATGACATGCGTGATTCTTCACAAAGACTACGGGGAAGAAGGACGGTTAAAAGTAAACGTGGAGCGGATTAAATGAGCGCATTTGATGAGCAGATAGGCGGCAACCACTACAAGCTGATGATGATTCAACCGACTGAATACATATTGGCCAACAATTTGGGATGGTGTGAAGCCAATGTTGTGAAGTACATTAGCCGGTGGCGGTCTAAGGGTGGGGTCGATGACTTGCGAAAGGTGGTGCATTACACTCAGATCTTGATCGAACGTGAGTTAAATGAAAAGACGGCCTCAGTGGATAAGCCAAAAAAACCGTCTTGGTAGATTACAGTAGGATTGCTCCGATTACATAGCCAAGCAGGAAGGCCACGATCATCGCCCCGCCTGTGTATTTTGGAACCATTAGTTTTTCTATCATCGTCTCGCCTCTTCCTGTTGTAGTTCATCAAGTAATTTCATGACATCGATCAGCATCATCTTGTCGGCCTCGTCTAATCGGTCTTGGCTGTAAGTCTCTCGCACCTTCTGCAATGTCAGCCACGCTTGCAAGATATCGTTACGGGTTGGCTTCATGGTTATCGGTTCTCCCTGATAATTTTGGTTATGGTTGGTTCGCTCAAGCCTAGGATACGGGAAATTCCTCGCATACTTTTGCCTTGGTCGTGTCGATCTAACACTGCCGCCACGAGTTCGGCATGGGTCTCAAATGGGCCTGTAGCCCTGGGTCGCCCTCGGTTCATCGTATTCCCTTACAGTCTGGTTTCAAGTTTTCATAGTCCGGCCAGTAGCCTAGACAGACGTTATACCGGTATTCTTTAGACATGCTGACCTCGTGCTCATAGTCCCAATTTGAGACCCAGAGCAAGGCCGCGACAACTGCCACGGCGATGCTGATTTTGGTGAGTCGGTTCATGCTATAATGCCCTCAAGTTTGAGTGAGTGATCTACTAGCTTGCAATCTAACCGGCGAAATTCGCTAGGCGTTAAAAATTCAGCGTTATACATTCGCTCCAGCCACAGCTCGACTTGGGCTAATTGCTCGACAGTTTTCGCGGTCTTAATCTTGCTCAATGAGTATTGGTAATTGTTCATATGTTGACCCTCACTCTAACTTGTCCAGCTATCCATTGATCGGCCACATGATGCGGCAATGAGCAATTGCGATAAGGTGACTGGATCTCATCGTCACCCAGAATCAAGCTAGTCCATCCTGGATGAATTTGATTTTCGCGGTTGGCGTCAATGCGCTCGTACAGCGTCCAGACTTTCCGACTGGTATCTTCAAGCTTAATCATATTCGCACCTCGCTAGGCACTGGGATCTTACCGGCCCAAATGCGGCCTGTTACTTCGAGCATGATTTGGTCAACGTGCGCTTGTGTAACGTGATCGTTTGGCATGGCTGCACAATCTACCAGCCAATCGGTATCGCTGAGACCGGAAACTAATTTCTTGAAGTCGTTGAATTTGTCCATGATATAATCCCCTTAATCTTCCGTTAATCTTTCGTAAACTTCGCGCCAATTGACCTGAGATAACGCCTCAAGAATCATATCTTGTCTAAAGAAGTGATCACCGCTTTGGGGTTGACCCGCTTCTTCTGGAAACATGATCTCATCAACCATGTCTTTAAGCTCAATACAGGCGTCATACGAATCACCACAGCGTTCTAATATTTCCTGCGCGTCATTGTAAAAGCCTTCATTGTTGGCAATGTGCAAAACGATTGTGTCGGTTGCTAAACTCATGTGTATCTCCTTGCTGTTTGGGTTTCGGCCTAATGGCCTCGTCAGTACCAGTCCCTAACTGGTAGACCCTAAAGCCCTAGAAGTTCCAGGGCTTGGCGTTTAACTCGTTGCAGATCTTGTTGGCTTCTCGTGAACCCTTGACGTTGAACCGCTGACCGTCGGATAATTCGAGGATCATCTTCTTGCCTTCTACCTGTTGGGCTTTGGCTGCGTTATATAATCTTGCTGTTGTCATGGTGTATCTCCCTGTTGATTTAATGTATAATTGATGTCACGAATGAGAAGATAAAACATAACACAAAACGTGTCAAATCTTTTTTTAGATCTAATAGTTATATACATAGAACCAAACAGCATATATCGTAAAACATAGGGTTAAACATGCCTGATATGCGTCACAAGCTGGACAAGAAAACGGCCGATCGGCATTTTCCTGAGTGGTCTCATGGTGGCAAGGGATCGCACGCTAGAAAGACTACAACCGATTCTAGGGCTCGATATTCGGCCAACTGGGATAGAATCTTTGGTAAGGGTAAGAGTAATGACTAGTAAGAACCTACACACCAAAACAAGAAACAGATTAGCTCGACAGGATGCACTCAGGGAGTACATGCAAGAAAGAGGGTCGGTTCAATATCTTTTTGATATCATTGAGAAGATCGAGAAATTAGACCCTAATTCTGAGACATTTCAACAGGATTTGGCTAAGTACTCTAAGGTGGTGGATGTACGGCATAAAATGCTTGGGAAATATCTGCCAGAGCTGAAGGCGACAGAAATCACGGGAGAAGGTGGTGGTGAGCTGTCTATAACGGTGTCAGACTTCAAGAGTGCCTAGCATATCGATCCCGCATGAGTGGGAACCTAGACCACATCAACTGCCATTCTTCAAGGCCATGGATTCAGGGGCAAAACGTGCCTGTATCGTGTGGCACCGTAGAGCCGGCAAGGGTGCTGCTACTTTAAACTTCACTGCTAAAGAGATGTTTAAGCGGGTCGGAACGTACTGGCATCTGTTTCCAGTCCAAACACAAGCGAGGAAAGCCATCTGGTCGGGTATAGACTCAGAAGGCCGCCCAATCCTTGAGCAAGTATTCCCACAGGCCATACGGAAGCGCACAAGCTCACAGGAGATGCTGATAGAGCTGGTTAACGGGTCAACGTGGCAGTTAACAGGGTCGGACAACTATAACAACCTAGTGGGCAGTAATCCGGTCGGCGTGGTGTTCGATGAGTGGTCACTATGTGATCCAAATGCTTGGGGCTATATCAGGCCGATCTTGGCTGAGAATGGTGGATGGGCGGTGTTCATCTACACACCACGGGGAAAGAACCACGGCCATTCACTGTATCAGATGGCCAAGAAGTCTAATGAGTGGTTCTGCCAGAATCTAACCATCCTCGACACCAAACGGGCCGATGGATCACCGGTTATCAGTAGTGACATCATAGACAACGAACGACTCGAAGGGATGGACGAAGCCTTAATCCAGCAAGAGTTCTATGGATCCTTCGAGGCACAGATTCCTGGAGCATACTATGCTGACCAATTGACAGCTGCAAAGGAACAGGGGCGGGTTGGAAGGCTGCCAATAGAGCCATCATTACAAGTACACACTGCATGGGATTTGGGCATATCAGACGCTATGTCTATCTGGCTATTCCAAGCTATGGGCAAAGAGATCCGATTGATTGGGTACTATGAGAACACGTCGAAGGGGATGGAGCACTATATCCAATGGCTCAACCAATACGCGACGACCAACAACGTAATGCTAGGGTCTCACCTTGCACCGCACGACATAGAGGTCAGAGAGCTCACCTCAGGCCGTAGTAGAAAGGAAGTAGCCCGAGAGATGGGCATTAACTTCAGGACTGTACAGCGACCGAGAACAAAGGCTGAAGGCATACAGGCAGTGCGACGGATGTTCCCTAGATTCTGGATAGACGATGAGAAGGCCGAACACGGGTACAACTGCATAGCATCCTATCACCGAGAATACGACGATAAGCGCCAAGTGTTCCGTGATACACCTGTACACGATTGGGCATCACATGGGGCCGATGCACTACAGACCCTTGCACTAGGCTGGCAGGAATCAATGGTCTCAGGCCATAGACCACAACCGAGACAGGCCAAGGTGCAGTTTAGTGTCTTCTAACGAACACATTAACCGCAGTTTAGTGTCTGATGCATACATTGTATTCACTAACGACTCAGGCCATTGGTGGTCGCCGTTACTGCATCCGTTCATCAAGCACTGTTATCTGATGATGGCAGACCGAGGCCGATGGTTGATCTATGGCAAGTCAATGCACTATGTGGACTTGTTTACTATCGATCGACAAATGGATAAAATCGATGAGGTTATCATTGTAAAAATCGATCGTAAGACCGCGAGGCAATCGTTATTTATGCTCAATACATGCGTAGGACACGTTAAACAGATTCTAGGCATCAACCGACCGTTCATCTGGACACCATACCAGTTGTACAAGTATCTGGAGAAAACAAAATGAAGAAACCAAAGGCACCAAAACCAACGGCTCAAGAAATAGCAGTAACACAGAGACAACAACGAGCACTCGATGAGGAGATCGGAGAACAAGAACAACGGTTTAAGGCTCTAGCACGAGGCAAGCTAGGATCTGCATCTTTGTTAGGTGGCGCTCCACGTTCTAGGACTGAAGCCGCTATGGGTGGCAGGGCATCCAAGGGCGCTGCTGCTGGTGCTGGACGATCAATGCTAGGCGGTTTAGCTGGTGCTGGTAGACGTGGGGCTGCTGCTGCGGCTCGTGCTGGTTTAATGACTTCGACAATGGGCAGATAAGATGAAACTTCCACCCAATCTAGGATCAATGCAGGATCTTAAGACCCGAGAGGCTAGGGCCTTTGATGCTGAGTATTTATGGCACGACCAACTGTCGGACGTGTACGAATACTTCCTACCCCAACGGAACCTGTTCGACAATCAGGATACAGGCCAGAAGAAAATGGAGCGCATCTTCGATTCCACTTCTCTAACGTCTATCCAACAAGGGGCCAGTAAACTACAAGAGAACATTGCACCGATCTGGGCTAGGTGGGCCACGTTCAACCCGTCGAATGAAGTTCTCAATCTACTAGAGTCAGGTGACTTCAACGTCAGCGAACGTCAGATCCGAGAGAACCTAGAAGAACAGGCCGTTATTGTCTTTGACTATATCAACCGGTCTAACTTCGGGACTCAATTCTACGAGGCTGCGCTAGATCTTTTGATCGGCACTGCTACCTTACGGATTGATGAGACCGACGACGAAGATATGCCGATTGTCTTCCATTGCGTACCACAGAAAGGTATCGCATTTGAAGAAGGCCCGTATGGAAACATCGAGACCCACTGGAGACGGTTCAAGGTCAAGGCCAGATTGCTGGAAAGGATGTGGAAAGGATTTGAGCCATCGCCCACTATCCAAGAAATGATCGACAACCAGCCCAATGCAGAGGTTGAACTGTCCGAAGGTGTCATCTTTGACCCCAAGACCAAGCGATACTACGGCTGTGTATGGGTTAAGCAGGAAGAACGTCTCTCTTGGACAGAAGATTTTGGTGTTTCATCGCCTTGGGTAACGGGCCGGTACACTAAAGTCTCTGGTGAGGTTCGTGGTCGTGGGCCAGCTATGCAAACGCTCCCAGATGTACGGTCATTGAACAAGGCCAAAGAGTTCGTATTGCAGAAAGCGGCTATTGACCTAGCGGGAATGTACACTGCAACGGACGACGGGGTTACTAATCCCTACAATATGGTTATAGCGCCAGGTATTGTGATCCCAGTAGGTTCTAACAACACCAACAACCCGTCTATACAACGTTTAGACACGTCAAGTAGTCTAGCATTAGCACAATTCGAGATCTCAGAACTGCAAAATGCTATCAAACTTGCCATGTTCAACGATCTGAGAGACCCAGCAGGGCCGGTCAGGACTGCAACGGAGATTGCCATCGAGTCCAGAGAGCTAGCCAAGCGTATTGGTTCAGCATTTGGACGGTTGCAGACTGAAATATTGATCCCAATCCTCAAGCGAGTTGTGTCTATCCTGATTCGTCGTGGGTTAATCACGCCTATTGAGTTGGATGGCCGTGATGTAGAAATCAAATTCACGTCACCACTAGCACGAGCACAGGACTCCGAGGACATTCTAGCAGTACAGCAAGCCGTAGAGTTTGTTCTAGCGACTGCTGGGCCTGAGCAAGTGTTAATAGCATTCAAGACCGAGGATTTTGGCACTTGGGTGGCAGAGAAAACAGGCATGAGTTCTGAATTGGTACGTGATGATGCAGAGAAGCAGCAGATCATCCAAGCTGGAGCTGACGCAGCACAGGCGCAACAACAACCACAAGCGCCCGTACCTGGACAACCACCACAACTACAGGCGATTTAATGAGCTGGGAAGACTTAGAGATAGATACGGGGAAAGCGCAGAAAGCACAGAGCGCAATCAGGGAAAAACAAGCCGAACTAGCCAAGGCTTATAACCGTTGCTTTGCAACTGACGACGGTAACAGGGTACTAGAAGACCTGAGCAAACGCTTTCTACTAGAGAACGACACTTCTCTTGCTGCACAGAATATAAACTATGAAGCCGCTTACCATAACGGGGAGACTGGCGTCATGAGGTTTATTGTTCACCAAATCCAGCAAGCGGAGAGACTATGACAGAAGTAATGGAAGTAGAAGCACCAGTAGAAGTTAAAAAGAAAGGACGACCAAAGAAAGAAACCTCATCCGTCGAGGTAGTTTGCGACGAACGGCAATACTTGTTAAGCAGAGACTTTAAATTTGAATGGCTAGATTTGCTTGCGGCACAGTATGGGTTTGATAAGTTCGAGTATCTTCATAAATTTAAAGCATTCAGATGTTACCGAGAAGGTAAGCATTTAGATTGGATCGACATTAACGATCTATCTTTGCTTAACGGCGGTAGAAGGCTTGACGAAATCCTCTTGAAGCATCAAGCGGTCAGTCCTAAACGGGCTGTAATTCAATATGCGTGGAGATAACTATGAGTGAACAATCAGTAGAAAACGATGTTGCAGTAGAAGCACAACCAGTTAGTTTAGTAGATGCCGCCCAGCCAGAATTATCTGAGGGTGAGTACTTCCTAACTGACGGGATCAAGGGAACCGGTGAGGCACCAGAGTGGTACAAGTCTGACAGATACAAGTCAGTCGCAGATCAAGCCGCTGCTTATACTGAGCTAGAGAAGAAGTTTGGTGCATTCAAGGGTGCGCCTAAAGACGGCTACTCAATGCCTGAAGGTATCGATCAAGAAGACGAGTTAATGCAGGAGCTAATGGGCTTTGCGGCTGAGACTAATATGTCTCAAGACTACTTCAATAAAGCATGGGAATTGCTGTCTGCTCAAGCAGAGGCCGTAGAAGAAGTATCTGCTGAAGCTGAGATTGCCAAGCTAGGCGACAATGCAACGGATCGTATCAAGACCGTAGAACAGTTTATGAAGAATAATCTGGACGCTGAGGTCTACGAGCAAGTTCGTTATGCTGTTAACTCTGCTGAATCTATC